GGCCTTTGTCCGCTCCGACAACGGCGCCGAGTTCACCGCGGCCAAGGTGATGCGCTGGCTGCGCGACGCGGCGATCGGCCCGGCCTTCATCGCGCCGGGTAGCCCCTGGCAGAACGGGTTCGTCGAAAGCTTCAACGGCAAGCTGCGGGACGAGCTGCTGAACCGGGAATGGTTCCGCAGCCGCGCCGAAGCGAAGGTGCTGATCGAGCGTTGGCGGCAGTTCTACAACGAGCAGCGGCCGCACAGCGCCCATGGCTACAAGCCCCCGGCGACCGTTCGCCGGAACTGGTCGGAACCCGATACCATCCACCCCGGACTCACTGCCTGATTGGCTACAAGTTCCATACTCAGGTCACGAACCACACCAGCCGAATATGATTGATGCGGTTGGACGCGTCCGCAGGCTCGCGCTTCGGGCGGAAAATGTGATAGAGCACAAACACGCCGATGCTTGCGAGAAACAACAGCGCAAGAACACCGAGCGTTGCGAGAATCGTAATCATCGACGGCGCTCCCAAAGGCGATATTCGACCTCAACACCTACGGCGTCATAGCTTCTATCATCGACGCCCAACACACAGCTATGATGCGTGTACTTCGTATTCACACGCACACGGCTTGAGTCGGATTCCCAAATGTTGAGCCGCAGGCCAAGATTTGACGTTCCGCGATCATCCGTACTGTTTCGCCTACACATCGGGGAAAGCTTCTTCGTGTAGTCGATCCCGGCAAAGACGCTCGCGTCATTGAACCACGTCCCCGCATTGGCATTTGCCGGAAAGACAAGGCTCATGATCGCAATGACAGCGCAAGCCAGCACGGCAAGCACGATGCCCTTCAAAATCCCCTTGCCGTCCTCTGTGCTGAAGTACTCGCGCCAGTCTTGGCCGCGCAGCTTCCAGACCATGTAGAACAGCAAGAACGCGATAACGAGGCCAATAAAAATCAATGCTTCAGTCATAGCACGATCTCCGCCGCTTGCCGGAAAAGATCGTCAAGCTGCTCGTCGGCGAGCCCGAGCGCAGACGCCGCCGCGTTCAAAAACGGGCTCGACCGCTCCCAATGCAGCGTGTCGTGTAGCGCGACCTCGGCCAGTGCGCGTTGCGTTTCATCCTCGATGGACGAGACGTAATCGAGCACGCCTTGCCAAAGCCCGGCCTGAATAAGTGCAGCCTTACCTTGGGCACGGGTAACCTGTTGCGGCACAGGCTCCACTCGCGGCGGATTCAAATGCGCCTCGATTTCTTCCGACGTCATCTCGACAAGCTCGGGCGCGCCCCACTGCTCGCGCTCCTGTTCGTTTTCATAGGCGAATACTTCGCCAGTTTCAGGATGCTTGTAGTATTTCATCGCAACTCCGACCAATTTCCCAAGGACAAGGAACTAGCACCACTAAAGATCACGGAATATGTAGCTCCGGGAGGCACAATAAAGAACAAAAAACTAGTACCCCCATCGTGGCCCGGCGAACCAGGATATATCTGCGTACCGTTCACGACGGCCCACAATGCTATGGTTGCTCCGGATGGCGAATGCCCCGTTACAGCAACGGCAATTGGTCTGCCAGTCGTGTTGGTGTATGTTGTTTTAAAAGCACGTGATGTTTTTAGGTCTTGCCATGTCTGGCCGTCACCTATCGGCTTTGGCGCAAGCGCATCAATCGCCTGCTTGGTCCGAAGCGGCGTCATGTAACGGTCGTTGGCAGCGCCAGCCTCCGCTTCGCTCTGTGAGGCCGGGGGATAGACAAGCGCATCAATCGCCTGCTTGGTCCGAAGCGGCGTCATGTAACGGTCGTTGGCAGCGCCAGCCTCCGCTTCGCTCTGTGAGGCCGGGGGATAGTTCTCGACGTTGCCGAGGATGTCCCCGTTCCCAATCAGCGACTGCCCGCCGACGGTTTTGAGGCGGCCATCATAAGGGATTTCTTGCCACGATCCCCATGACCCGGAACGGAACACTCTAAAAAACAACCTAGGTGCGCTTGAATCGGGGTGCGCATACAGCATAAATGCCGTGTCGGCTGTATGCCGCATCCAAAGGATTTCACCCCACAAATCCTCGGGCTTGTTCGTGTGCGAGCCGGTTGTGCAATACATGCCGGACGGGACACTTGCCGGGATGTCATCCAGGTCCGAAAGGGGCCATTGGGGTTGACTGGACGTCACCCCCAACCCAAACGCGCCAACCTTCAGCAATCGCCCGGCGGTCGCATCCAGCGCGTTGGTCTGCGCGTCACTTTGCAGGAGAATGGTCTCGGTCGAGTTAGGCCCGGTGAATGAAAGCTTGTCTTTCCCGTCAGCAACGGCAATGCTGAATTTGAAATTCTTGGCTGCCCGGTTGGACATTTGCGGAAAGTTGTCTTCCAGCGTCCCCGCGGTCAAACGAAGCTCAACAATATCGCCCGGGCTGAACGAGAGCCTCGCCGTGCCTTCTTGCTCACGCTGGACCGTCAGCGTATCGCCGGTCCTGCCCGTCACAAGCATGTTCTCGTATTGCGACGGATTTTGAGCGCGCACGACAGTAATCGGGAAAAAGTCGCCCGGGGCGCTAATCGTGGGGAAACGCGAGCCGTGGCCAGCCTGCAAGGTCAGCGTCGTTGCGCTGTCACTCACGCCGGCCGCCAAAAGGCCGCTCGCGTTATTTGCCAGTTTCAAGCCCATCGTTATCTCCTACTGTATTGTGCTGCACCATGCGATCCGAGCCAACCCTGCTCAAGCCTACAGACAGTAACCGTAGCGTCTCGGTGGTCGCACGAACAACCTCGTTGCGGAACGATTCAATCGCAGCCCCGGCTTGGCTCGTCTGCCGGGCGGACTCAATCATCAGGACAGGAACCCAAGTAAAAGCACATTGCCACTCGTCCAGCATTTCGCCAGTCTGCGGATGAAGCCCGCGCACGCGCACCCACAATGGGCACTTGTGGCAAACCTTCGACACATCCTTTCGATGAAACGGGCAAATGCGCCCTTCAACAGCATGCGGCGTCATTGTTTCTGAGCCAGAATCACATCCACGTAGTAAGGTCTGAAATCCAACGGCAAGCCCTGGCCACCAAGCCAGACGGTGACATCGTGGCCGTGGCCCCCCGCAACGCTCGTCCAACCAGTGTTTAAGGTAGAGGCGTGTACCTGGCCGCCATTCCCGCCAGACCCAGACGGCCCGCGGTAGTAGCCGTATTCATGGGCATGATCCCCAGCCCAGTTCGTGCCGCCGTAAAGCGGAACGTTAGGCAGGTTCTCATGACCGATGTACCGCAACCCGAAAACAACCGAGAACGGATGCGCGCCACCAACGCCTACATTCCCCTCAACGAGCCGCAGCGCGAAATCATGTATCCCGGTGATCTTCACCCAATCAATGGGCGCTGTTTCCTGCTGGAACACCATGCGAGTCCCAGGCGGGAAGGCATCGAAAATCCGGCCGCTGCTCATCGGCATCTTCCAGAAAAGCGGCAGCCCTTCCGGCGTCATGATGAAATACGGGATGGACTCGCCCCAGCGCATTTCAAGCGATCCATCTCCGGCCAACGTAAACCGCCACCCCCCAAGTTGAGCGCCATCAGAGGCCGAAATTTGCGAAAAGCTGGCTTGCTTCCCGAGAAGAGCAAATTGGTCAAGCACGCCCTTCGTCAGGCGAAGCTCTACGACAGAGCCGGACGGGAATGAGCGCGCAGACGTGCCTTCCTGCCCGCGCAGGACGATAAAGGTGTCCCAGTTGCGCTCGACCACATAGACGATCTCGGAATTGCCGTCCGTCGATACGATAGTCAGGGGGAAGAACTGCCCGGCGGAAAGGACAGGGAATTTCGCCCCGTCTCCGGCGCGCACCTGGATGACCGTATCTTCAGGCTCAATCCCGGCTTGAAGTGTGCTGGATGCATTGTTTGCAAGTACGACTTCCATCTAGCACTCCGTCACATGAACCTGGAAACAAGCCTCCTTGATACGGCCTTCCGCTGTCGTCGCCACGACCTTCACCGTGTAACACTCACCCGGCTCCCCGCCGGAAAGCCATACCTTAGCGATAGTGTCGTGCAGTTGAACACTATGCAACACCAAACCATCCGGCTCCACGGAAGCAATCGCATCGGTCAGCGCATCCCCTTCCGGCAGCCACACGCCGAAATCCACATCGGCATCGCGCCGGTCAGCCGCACTCTTACGACGCACGCCGAGCCTCATGTCAGTCTCCTATCCTTCGGCACGACAAACTTCCAATCATCCGCCCCAACGACTAAACGCCAGTTGGGATGCGCTGGCACGTAATCGCCAGGGATCGGCGGATAACCCAATCCTGCCTTGGCCTCGATCTTGATTTCGGACGTTGCGCTCCCGTACACATGCCGCCACCAATCCGGGGCAAGCCGCCCATGCAGCCCGAACGAAACGCGCCCGGCGAGCGGGAGCTTCCCGCCGAAGCTTGGCGCAAGCTCACCATCGACGCTGATTTTTGCATCGCCGCCCGTGGACATTTGCAAGTTGGCATATGCCGTCGGCGCAATCCAGAACGTCGCCGAAAGCGACGGTCGATGCGTCCGGCCCACTTGACCGGTCAAGGCCGTATCGACATGGATATTCGCAATCCCCTCAAGATGGGAGGCCGCGCGAACATTGCTTTCAAGCTCCGAGTAAAACTCGATTGGAGCCGTGCCGATAATCTGGTGGCCTGTTGCCGGGTAGCCCTCATTCGCGCCATCAAAGACGATGGGCGCATGAAGCGACGGGCCAAAGTACAGGTTGGCAGACAAGCTGCCGTCCGTCGCAACGCTGGCCTCGCCTTCGCCCTGGATATGCGGGGCGAGGAATCCGTCGCCATCGCCTTGCAGCACGATTGAGGCAGTCGAGACGCCGGGCCGCGACCGCTTATACAGGTCAAGCGTCGAAGCAAACTGCGCTTGCGCCTGCCCAGTCAGCCCAACGCCATACAGGATCGGCAGCGTTGCCACCGCTTCAATGAGCGCAGCCCCACCCATGGGAACATAGATGTTCCCATTGAGAGGAATGGCGTTGAGCGGAGTACGGTTCATTACAGGACTTGGACGGTCAGCTTGCCAATATCCACCACGAACACATCCCCAGGCTGGATCGTGCGCGGCACATCCAGCGACGACGCAATCAACAGGTTGCCGCCGCTTGAGGCATCCCACAGGCCGAAATGCGTCAACTGCAAGCTGCTCCCGCCGTTAAACACCGGGAAGAGCAGTTGCTTGGTGTTCGACGTAACGCCATTGCTCGGGACGGCCCACGCATCGGCCAAAGAGCCGTCCCCCTTGGTAGAGTCCTGGCGCGCATAGGACGGCCAATCAGTCGTGCTAACCTCATTGGCGCCGGTATCGCCGGGGTCGCCCGTGTGCAGCGAAACATACACACCAGAAATAGACGGGAACGTTTGACCGCGCAGCGTCGCGTTGACGATGGCGTTTTCGAGATAGTTCGATGCGGCTGACATATCGCCTCCTTAAAAAAACTGGGGGGTAATGCGAATCGGCGCCCGCTGCTGTCCGCGAACGTATTGCGAGCTAAGCGAACTCAGCTCGCGCTCAAAACGGTTGCCGTAATACACGGCCAAATCCGGATTTGAGAACATCTGTCCGGGGATCGCCAAAATCTCCGCGAGCGCGCCGTCTGCAAGCGTCCGGGCATAAAGATCAATCAGGAAATCCTCCAGCTCTTCCGCGTCGTTCGATGGCTTGAGAATGGTGGTCAGCGCAAGCTCCCCGCTCGCGGACGGCACAACGCGCACGGTTCCAGGCTCCACCTGGGTAATGTATTTGGCACCAATCCCCTCAACCTCGCACCAATGGGGATAGTTTTCTTCCAGCCAAGACAGCGACACCGGCTCAAGCGGATTCCCGTCAAACCGGGCAGATTCGATTTGGTGCAGTACTGCACCATATGGCACGGCAACGACGTTACAGCCGTTCGAGACCTTGAACTTGTCGCTGGAACGCCAAAGCTTGGTCCTTTCGCAAAACGTAATCGCCGCCGTCCGGATTGAGTCAATGGCAATCGGCTCCGGGCAATGATTGGCCCTGGGCAGGACAATCTTCAGAATGGGATCAAGGGGCTTCATCGAGCACCCCCTTCGGAGAATAGCCGCCCTGCGCTTCGTTGTTCGCGCCCAAAGCCGCTTGGAACGCCTGATAGAACGCCGCAGCAACGGCGCCATTGGCATATTGGGAATCCTTCGACGCCGCCCGGTAGATCATGTAATTCACCAGTGCCCCGGTATAGACGCGGTCCATATCCAGCTCGTCGTCCTGCGTTTCCACCTTCGGCGGGACACGGGCATAGACTAATTCCACCTGCACGCCTTCTTTTGCCGGCGGGTAGACATAGAAAGTCTTGGGGCTCCGATCATCGGTGCAGAAGTGCCGGATGGTGTCGGACGGTTTCATGTCGTACCAATCCGGGCGGGAATCATCCAGTTGGCTTCGATCCACGCGCCGAATGGCTTTGCCTGAAAGGTTCCGGGGCACGTCCAACAGCATCACCCCATCGGCAGGAATCTGCTGAAGCGCCCCCAGAACCAGCGCATGCGGAACCGTGACCGCCCCCGCCGCCGGGCGATGCGAGACAACCTGCTCAGCCGCCTCATTCACCCAGTCGATAAGCTCATCTTCTGTCCAGCGGACAAAACGCTGGCCGTCCGGCCTGCGCTCATAGTCTTGCAGGACCGTAGCAGCCCGGCGGAGAAGATCGGCCACGAGGATAGGCATTAAGCCTCCAACTCAGCCTTGATACGCTCCACGCGCCATTTGTGGTGTGGCTTGCGCCCAAAGCGCGCCTCATACTGCGCAGCCCAGTATTCCCGGTCATCATCCGGAACCGGCTCATCCTGCTCATCCGCAGCCTGCCCATCCTCAACGGGCGCGAGCGTTTGGGCCTGTTCGATTTGAGCCGCTTCTTCTTTAGTCGGCACCATCGACGGCTTCACCGTCGAAGGATCAACCGCCCGGTAGCCCTCCGGGATGCCAAGGAAAATCTGGACGTGATTGAAATCCTTCACGTCACAGATATGCCGCTCATCCTCAGCACTAGGCTTGCTTCAATGAGGCCGTGGCACAGAACCACGGATCACCGCCAGGTCCCCCAGACCCGGGCGCTTCAGGACCAGCTTCAATGAGGCCGTGGCACAGAACCACGGATCACTCCCTTGCTGAGCGTTCCTCTAGAGCTCTAAATTCTTGCTTCAATGAGGCCGTGGCACAGAACCACGGATCACGTCGAAATATCTACGTTTTGATGCGAGCCCGATATTGCTTCAATGAGGCCGTGGCACAGAACCACGGATCACCCCTCAGAGAAAGCTTCTTTTCGGCCATTAGATTCTCGCTTCAATGAGGCCGTGGCACAGAACCACGGATCACCTCATATCACTACCCTGTTCAAGAGCCAGCCGTAAACGCTTCAATGAGGCCGTGGCACAGAACCACGGATCACTGGAGGGTTGGAGGCCTACACTGGCAGAGGTCGCCCAGCTTCAATGAGGCCGTGGCACAGAACCACGGATCACGTTGCGAGGACGGTGACTTGCTTTTCCGTCAGGCCAAGCTTCAATGAGGCCGTGGCACAGAACCACGGATCACGGAATCCGCAGGTAGTCCAAGGCGCGACCAAAGAAGCTTCAATGAGGCCGTGGCACAGAACCACGGATCACCAAGAATTCGCAAGACGCACCAAGAGGACGTGCGGCGAGCTTCAATGAGGCCGTGGCACAGAACCACGGATCACCCAGAAACCTGAGCCATTACTTGATACCTTTCGCTTTGCTTCAATGAGGCCGTGGCACAGAACCACGGATCACAGATAGCAGCAGGAGATCAAGCGATGGCAACAAAATGCTTCAATGAGGCCGTGGCACAGAACCACGGATCACAGTAGCATAAGGCAGAAGCGGCGCAGCAGGGTGCGGGCTTCAATGAGGCCGTGGCACAGAACCACGGATCACTGGTGCGAGGCCCAGCCCATCGGCGGCATCCCTCTGCTTCAATGAGGCCGTGGCACAGAACCACGGATCACGCTACCGGGCGACCACGAACCCCTACGGCCCCGGCCAGCTTCAATGAGGCCGTGGCACAGAACCACGGATCACCCGGAGCGCGACCCCTCTGGGCGTCCGGTCCGCTCGCTTCAATGAGGCCGTGGCACAGAACCACGGATCACATGCCATCGGCGGCAAGGCTGGCACCGTGTTTGCTTACGCTTCAATGAGGCCGTGGCACAGAACCACGGATCACGAAGCTGAACGCGGACCTCCAGACCGTGGTGGACTTGCTTCAATGAGGCCGTGGCACAGAACCACGGATCACCGATGTCGTGTTCGGCGAGGTCGCTGCCAGATACGCTTCAATGAGGCCGTGGCACAGAACCACGGATCACGCGGCCGTGGGCCGCATCACCGACATCGAGCCGCGCTTCAATGAGGCCGTGGCACAGAACCACGGATCACAGCCCCCTCGCCCCGCCGCGCCATTTCTGAATCGGCACGGCGTTCTGCGAGCGGTGCCGCGTTTTGGATCGAATATGGCCAGTCCATGTCA